CGAAGAAGGTATGACTTCTGAAAATATCAAATATGTTATCAATATGGTATTATCTTCTTTAAATTTAGGAGAACTAACTGAAGAAGATAAAGAAGACATTATGTCTAAGTTCGAGGGCGAATCTGAAGATTTAGGTGGTGATGATATGGGTGGTGAAGATATGACTGACGACACTGAAGTTGAAGATATTCAATCAGATATGGATGTTGATATTGACCAAACAGAACCTGAAATGGGAGAAGGTCACGGAGCAATTTTTGACAGCATTTTTAAAGAATCAAAAGTTGACAAAGTTATTTCAAAATATTTTGAAGTTTCAAAAAAAGAAATTTTAGAAAATAGAGAAAGAAAAGCTAACAAACAACAACAGATTAAAGAAAGTGTAAGAACAAAAATGAAAGATGTTGTGAAAATGACAGAAACATTTGAACAAGAATTGGCGGCTAAAAAGTTTTTAGAAGAAAACTATAACTTCCAATTTGTAGGAATTACTAACAAGAAAAATTTGGTGTTTGAAAATAAAACAAAACAAGTTAAGATTTCACCAGAAGGGTTAGTAATATGAGTTATTTGATTTACGTAAACGGATTAGGACCCAACTATAAAGGAGATAACCTTTACGAATTCATTTTCTCAGATAATTTGGATGTGTGGGGGGAAGCTTGGGAAAGTAAACCATCAAATGGTTACCCAACTCCACCTGAATTAAAATATATTAAAAAGGTAGGAGTTCTGAAAAAAACTGATGTAAAGTTGGAATTGATTCAGAACTCCGATTTTTTTTGTATGATAGACGCAATGGATGATGTAGTTGCGTTAGCCTGGGAAAGTGAAGAAGAACAAGGACAAAAAAGACTTGTTTTTAGATTTGGAGAAGAAGAACAAAAAATAAAAGACAAACTCTATGAAAGAGATTTGATATTAGAATTTGAAAAGAAAGTTGTATATGAAAACTAACTTAAAAGCACTACAATTAATCGAAAAAGGATTGACAGCAAAGACTGTTCACAAATTGACAGAATCTCAAATTAATGTTTTACATAAAAGATTAATTGCGGAGGAAATTAAAAAAACTGTGACAAATGTAACATACGACCCTGCAAACACAGCCGACCAACAAAAATTAGCTCAGATGGGTGTTCATATTGACCCAAGTAGTAAAAAAATAACCATGAGTCAATCAGGTGGAGAAATTACAACTGAAAATGAATTAGATGAACAAGGTGGTGTTGAAGCCGACAAAGATGATGCGAGTAGTGGTGAATATACACAAGATATGCCTCAAAAATCTGCACCAGATGGAATGGACGATGATTTAGATAATCCAAAAGAAAAGAATGTGGTTGGTGCGGTAGAATCCATAGAGGAGGCAAAGAAAAAAGGGAAAAACAATCCTTGGAGTATTTGCACAGCACAATTAGGTAAAGAATTCGGAACAAGAGAAAGACATCTATGGAGTGCTAAAGAAAAAAACAAATACGAAAGATGTGTGAAAGACGTGAAACAAAGTTTGAAGGAAGGAAAAAATCCTGTATCTTTGTTTCTTGAAAATCAAATTATGAAAATTGTAGAAAAGAACTTACCCCCAAAAATAACTAAAGGTGATTTAATTAAATATTTGTCTGAAGCTCCTGCAACCGCACCTTCTAAACCAAAAACATCACCAACAACAAAACCAGGAAAACCTGCAACAAAACCACAAAAACCACCAAGTCCTTTTAAAAACCCAAACCCTAACGAAAATCCTGCACCTAAAGCAAAAAAGGTTTCTGCAGAGGACGCTAAGGATAAAGTGATTGATGCAATCATTAAATTATTAGAAAAATAAAAATGGCTAAGATAAAAGAACAAATAGATTACGGTGGAAGACAGGAGAGAATGGACCCAAGTTTAGAAAGAAAGTTAGGTAGTCCTGAAAATCTTTACGCTCAAAATCCGGCAATGAAAAAAGGTCCTGCTGATGTGCAAAGACTTGTTAGTAAACGATTTGGTAAAGTCGCTGACAAATTAAGAGAAGTTGTTGGAAACAGAAATATTAGTTCTCAACAAGTTCAAGGGATGATTTATAACGAAATGATGAGAAAACTTCCAAACATTTTAAGAATTGAAGCTGCTCACAAAGAAGAACTTGAACAATTAGCTGTTGAAGCCTCTTTAGAAGAAGGTGAAGTTCCTGAAGGAAGATATCAGATTGATGCTCAGTTAGGTCAACCTGATACAGGTGATTTCAGATTCAACCCTGAAGATGATGAAGATGAAGAAGAGGAAGACAAAGAAGAAAAAGATGAACTCGAAATCCCTTCATTTGATGTTGAAGATTTAACTGACGAAGAGCAATTGGAACTTGAAAAACACAAAAGAAATATTATCAATGCCATTATTCAAGGAGCAGCAAAAAAGGGACACTACATATTTCAGAAACCTAGCGTTAAAGCTAGATTAGATGAAATAGACCCATCATTATATAGAGATTATTTAGGAATCATGGCTATCAATGATTTCATGTATTTTACTATGGAACAAATGATTGAAATGATGAGTCAGACTGGACAAGGTGTTGCTGGTAAAGTTAAATTAAGTAATGCTGATGAGGAAGAAGGTGGCGATGAGAGTGGAGATGAAGGTGGAGAAGGTGCTCCCGATACAAAAATTAGTGCAACAGGATTAATTTTCCCAATACTATGTCATGAAATAATCAAAGGTTTGGAAGAGGCTAAGGGTAGACACGGATTACCAAAAGAGCCAGGTTTACGCCAAAAAGTTCAAGCACAAGTTGATACTTTAGCGAACGAACCAATGCAATTAAGAATAGGACCTGAAATTGTGGAAAGACTAAGAAACGCGCTCCCAGATTCAATGTTTGATGAATCAAACAAAGGTCTAATAAACTGGTTCCATATCTTGTTATACCAAATACCGGCACAAGAATTCTTGGATATCATAGGAAATGCCATCTCAGAAGATGAGTCGAAAGTTAAGAAAGCAACTTCAAAATTTGAAGAAATCATGAAAGAAGCTATCAATTTGAAATCAGAATTTGAGGATTACAAAGAGGAAGAAGATATTGATTCTGATGAAGATGATGACGATGATTTAGATGATTTTCTGAGTAGTTTGGGCATATCTAGACCCAAATAATAATTTGTGACTAAAGAACAATTAATTATAGAAGTTACGAAGTGTATGAGGAATACCCCTTATGCGCTTCGAACTTATTTACAGACATACGATAATACAGTATCAAAGTATGTCCCATTAGACCTTTTTCCTGACCAAGTAAGTCTTATTGAGGATTACGATAACTATAATGAAAATATTGCCTTAAAGTATCGTCAGGCGGGTGTATCAACCGTTACCGCGGCTTGGGCGTCAAAAAAACTTGTATTTGCCAAAAAACAAAAGCCCGAAAAAATTCTAATTATTGCCAACAAATTAGATACCTCAGTGGAGATGGCTAATAAAATTAGGAGTTTCACTGAACAATGGCCAGCATGGGTCGGAGTTACCTTTGCAAAAGAAAAGAATTCTCAAAGACACTTCAAATTAACAAATGACTGTGAAGTAAAGGCGGTGGCAACATCAAAGGATGCCTTGAGAGGTTATACCCCTACCATCCTTATTTTTGATGAGGCTGCGTTCATTGAGGCTGACGGAGATTTCTGGTCAGCATGTATGGCCTCACTATCTACGGGTGGTAAGGTGATAGTTGTTTCTACACCTAACGGATACGACCCAATTTACTATGAAATTTACGACCAATCATTAAGAAACATGAACGATTTCAAAATATCTGAGATGTTTTGGTATCGTGACCCAAGATATACAAGAGATTTGTATATGGTTAAGACAAATGATTTAGTTCATTATTTGTTAAACAGAGAAGAATATCCAAAAGACGCCGTAGTAGATTTATCAACAGAAAATCCATATGATAGAGACCATACCATAACAACAGATTATATCGAACAAGGATATAAACCATGTTCTGCATGGTTTGAAAGTATGGTTAAAAAACTCAAATACGATAGACGTAAAGTTGCACAGGAATTGGAATGTAACTTTTTGGGTTCGGGTGATAACGTATTTGAGTCAGAGTTAATGCAAAATATTGCAAAGAATATGTTGAGAGAACCATCGGCAAAACTAATGGGAGGTTCGCTTTGGATTTTTAAAGAGCCTGTAAACGGTCACAAATATGTTATGGGTGTCGACGTTTCTCGAGGAGATTCTGAAGACTTCTCATGTATTCAAATTATTGATTTTGATGAGAGAGAACAAGTATTGGAATATGTTGGAAAGGTTCCACCAGATGTGATAGCGGAAATTGCTTATAAGTGGGGAACAATGTATAACGCATATTGTGTTGTCGATATCACAGGAGGTATGGGAGTTTCAACAGCCAGAAAATTACAAGAATTATCTTACGGAGGTGGATTATACGTTGATAACGTAGATACTTCAAACAAATGGAAGTGGGACCCGAAGTTAAACGAAAAAATACCTGGTATTAATTTCAACAGTAAAAGAGTTCAAATTATTGCAGCATTAGAAGAAGCGGCGAGACATGAATTTAAAATTTATTCTAATAGATTATACAATGAAATGAATACTTTTATTTATGTTAATGGAAGACCTGACCACCAAAAAGGTCATCATGATGATTGTATCATGGGTATTTCTATGGCAATCTATGTTGCTGAAAAATCATTTCAATCTTTAACCAAAGTTACAAATCACACAAAAGCCATGTTGAATTCGTGGACTAGTAATGTTCACGAAAATAAAAACACTTCTGATTTCTTTAACCCAATGGTTCCACAGATGGGTAGGGACGCAAGAGGATGGAATAATGGTCCATCTAAAAAAGACTACGAAACATATAAGTGGTTATTTGGGGCTTGATAGTATTTATATTATCGAAGTATTAAGTAAAATTGTATCATGGCAGAACAGAATTTAACGGTTTGGCAACGACTATCCAAAACTTTCGGACCTAATTCCCTTTTAGGTCAAGATTATCCGACTTTTAAGTTTGATAAAAAAGAAATATTACGCACAAAAAGTAGAGAAGAATACGAGAAAGAAAAACTTCAAGCACAACAAACTTTTTATTTATCTAGCCAGTGGACTAAAGTTGAGAATAATCTTTATTCACAAGCAATTTATTATGAACCATCAAGATTATCTGCTCAGTATGATTATGAATCAATGGAATATACTCCTGAGATTTCTGCAGCTTTAGACATTTATGCTGAAGAATCTACAACGACTAATGAAGATGGATTTATTCTTCAAATTTATTCTGAATCTAAAAGAATAAAATCAGTTCTTGCAGATTTATTTAACAACGCTTTAGACATTAACACCAACTTACCAATGTGGACAAGAAATACTTGTAAGTATGGTGATAATTTTGTGTATTTGAAATTAGACCCTGAAAAGGGTATTGTTGGTTGTCAACAATTACCAACGATTGAAATCGAAAGACATGAGGTTGGTGCCAGCCAAAAGATTTCTGTTCAAGTTGAAAAAAATGAAACAAACAAAGCTCTTACATTTACATGGAAGAACAAAAACATGGAATTCCAAACATGGGAAATTGCTCACTTTAGATTATTAGGTGACGATAGAAAACTACCATACGGAACTTCTATGTTAGAAAAAGCGAGAAGAATTTGGAAACAATTATTGTTATCTGAGGATGCGATGTTGATATATAGAACATCAAGAGCCCCTGAAAGAAGAGTGTTCAAAGTGTTCGTAGGAAATATGAACGATGATGATGTTGAAGCATACGTTCAGCGTGTTGCCAATAAGTTCAAAAGAGAACAAATTGTTGATAGTAAGACAGGTAACGTTGATATGAGATTCAACCAAATGGCTGTTGACCAAGACTATTTCGTTCCTGTTCGTGACCCTGCGGCTCCAATGCCAATCGATACATTACCAGGTGCGACTAACTTATCTGAAATAGCCGATATTGAATACATTCAAAAGAAATTATTAACCGCTCTTCGTGTCCCTAAAGCATTTTTGGGATTTGAAGAAGTTGTTGGCGATGGTAAAAATTTATCTTTACAAGATATTAGATTTGCTCGTACGATTAACCGTATTCAAAAAAGTATGTTAGCTGAACTTAATAAAGTTGCTATCATACATCTTTTCTTGTTAGGATTTGAAGATGAATTATCTAACTTTACATTAGGATTAACAAACCCATCGACTCAAGCTGATTTGTTGAAAATTGATGTTTGGAAGGAAAAAGTTTTATTATACAAAGATTTAGTGGCTGACCCAGGAAACGGTATTCAAGCAACATCATCAACATGGGCTAAAAAACATATTTTCGGTTGGTCTGATGAAGAGGTTAAACTTGATTTACAACAACAAAGAATTGAAAGAGCTGTTGGTGAAGAACTTAAAGCTACTGCCACAGTAATCACCAAGACAGGATTCTTTGACAATATTGATAAGCTTTACGGCACAACAACAGGAACAACGACAACACAAGGTGCTGAAACAGAAACTGAAAGTCCATTACCTTCATTTGGAGGTGGTGGTGAAACACCTGAACTACCTGAACCAGCGGGTGCTGAACCAGCAGGAGGAGAAGCTCCACCACCGCCACCAGCAGAAACAGGAGGATGAGAAGAAGCTGCGGTAACACCTGAATCTAAAATGAAAGATTTTAACATTTTAGTAGAAAATAACATGATTGAAGGGGATGAATTCCTTGATTTAGGAAAAGCTAGAGAATCTTTGGGAGAAATTT